CGCAGCACAAGATATAACTATGGAAGTATATGTAGAAGGTTTTGATGGTTATACGTGTGATTTAACATCTAATGTCGCAGATTGTACGGATAAATGGGTAAAAGGGTATACACAAAGTGATACTCAATATATTGTGCCTATTAATAGAATGAAATTTTATTATACACCATTAGTTGGTTCATCTACTACACTTAAAGATTTTGATAGGGATAAAATTAACATTTCACCTATAGAAACCGTTGTACAAAATAATGGTCAAATAGATGTAACATTTATGATTGATGAAGATGGTAATGGTTCTTTTTATAAATACACATTAAGACTTGGTTCGGAAATAATTCCCGTAACTAATAATGGTTCTCCAGAAGAAGTTTATAAACATTTTCCTCTTGCTAGTGAAATTATTAAATTATCTGTTTATAAAAAACCAGATGATAAAAAATGGGATGATTTGTATTCTAATCCATTAGATGCTAATAGTGTTCCACCAAAACTTAGACTTGAGCCTATTGAAGTATTTTACGGATCTATGACACCTATGTTTGATGGTGATAGAAATGAATTATTTATTGAAAAAGCAGTAAATGGTAATTCAAAATTTATTTATGTTAAATCAAATGGTAGTATTCATAATGCGAATGCTGCACCTACTTGTTCTTGGGATTTCTCAACACCTGCATTCAAATTACCTGATGGTATTGATGAATCTGGTCCATATGTATATAATAATGACCGTCTTGCTAAATTAACAGGTGGGTCATTATCATTCGAGAGTGGATTACTTAATGGTATTGATAGTGATATGTGGAAATATTTTGAAAATAGGGAAGAAATTTCCGTTCAAATTTTAATTAATTCAAATTTTGAACAACAAAATAAATCCGCAGTTGCTGATTTATGTAATACTAGAAGAGATTGTATCGCTGCAAACCAAGTTGGTGATGTTACATTAATAAATTATCAAGATATTTTAAATGAAGAAAAATATGGATATCCTGCATCATCATTTATGGCGTTATATGCTGGATATGCACGAGTTTATGATACATATAATGATAAGTATGTATATTTACCAAATGCTATATATGCGGCATCTATATATGCTCGTGTAGATAATATTACGGATCCTTGGTATGCTCCTGCAGGTGTTGCTAGAGCAACGTTATCTATATTGGATCAAAATAAGATATATAGTTTAGACCATATCGGTAAATTATATGATAGGAATATTAATGCTATTAAATTTGTTCAAGGAGCTGGATTTGTTATTTGGGGTCAAAAGACTGCACAATTAAAGAAATCCGCTCTTGATAGAATTAATGTTAGACGTAATCTTATTTACATTCAAACGAATATTGAAAACTTTCTTAATCAATTCTTATTTGAAAATAATACAATGCAAACTAGACTTCGTGTATTTTCAATTATAGATAATTTCTTGGCTAATATTAAAGCTGGGGACGGATTATATGATTATAAAGTAGTGTGTGATGAAAGTAATAATCCACCATCAGTTATAGATGCGAATCAAATGAATGTGGATATTTATTTACAACCAGTTAAGACAATTGAATTTATTCAATTTACAACAGTTATTACTCGTACAGGTGTAAGTTTTAGTGATGTTAAACTAAAATATGTATAATAGTTAACAAATAATATTAACATAAATGGAAGAGATTTAGTTTTAGGTCTCTTCCATTTTTATTATGAATTTATATAAATAATAGAGAAGTAGTTATATTATTTATGATAAGGAGTAAATAATGTCATTTAATGATGTATTAAAAGCAATAGATCCTAGAGATTTTACCATAAATGGTAGAGCTTCAAAATACCCAGATGTTCAACGAAACTTTATGTGGCAATTGGTCATACCTGGGATTATAACGGTAGCACCTTCAGCGTGGCTTGATGCGGAAGATTTATTGGTACGTTGTAGAAGTGTTTCGATACCTCAACGTTCTAATGAGCCTATAACTTCTAATTTTATGGGTACTCGTCAATTCTTTCCAGGTAAAGCTGATCCAGGTGGTGGTACATTATCTGTTAATTTTGAAGACACGGAAGATTTAGCTATTCAAAGAATTTTTTATGAGTGGCAACAAAATATTTTTAATATAAATCCTGCTAGTCCTAATACGGCTGGTAAGTCTAAACGATTATTTAAAAAACGTTTGGTTAAAGATATGTGGTTAGTATTGTATTCTTATGCTGGAGTACCACTACCTAAGATGATTAGATTTCATAATGCATGGGTACAAAATGTAGGGGAATCTTCATTATCATATGAAGGTAATGAATCTGTTAAATATGATGTAACATTCCAATATGATTATTGGACATTGTTTCCAGATACTACAGCAGTTTAATAAAACAAAGGAACATGTATGGCATCTACACCATTGAATGCATCTCGCAAAGTGTTGGATTTTTATAAAAATAAATCCATTGCTCATTCTTATAATTTCGGAGTTACTCTAAATTTTGATAGATGGGCAACATATAGTACTCGTTTATATGAATCCGTAGAACACCAATATATTAAGTATTATATTTCACGTATAAAAGAGTATCATATAGTGTCTGTAGATTTTCCAATAAATACTTTTAATAGAAGTAGTGTTAATATAGGAACATTACAATATTCATATCCAGTGTTAGCATCAGAACAAGCATTAGATATTAAATTGACTTTTAGTGAAGATAATCGAGGTACTATTGTTGGGTTTATAGCCGCTTTAGCTAATACGGTGATGTCAAAAGGTGCACATGTGCCACCAGGATATTCAATATTAGGTGATATTATTGTGTCATTATATGATGATCAAGGGCAAATTTATGGAAAATATGTAGCCCATGATGTATTCTTTTTAGGTGGTACGGGTCTTAACAATGGATATGATAGTAATGATGCTATACAATACGATATAACTTTTGGTACGAACTTTATATCGTATGAAGATTCAGGTATGGAGTTAAAAGAACTTCATCATCCACCATTTACGATAGGGTTACAATCGTTTATGTAAATTGAGTTTATAAATAAAAAATGAGGTTAATATGAATATGAGAGATATGGATATGAATCCACAAATTGAAACAAATCAAGAAATTGATGATACTGAACAAGCAGAACAAAAAATGTTGAAGTTGATGGAGCAGATGCAACAACAAGCTGCTCCACAAGAACATAGTACAAATACGGGTGTAAATACAAAATCCAATATAGCTATGAATATTCCAGTAGAAACGGATATTAATTATTGGGATATAGATGTTTTACCAACACGATATAAATTTTATGGAGAAGGTGTTAAATTACAAGCTAGACCATTAAAAGTGATAGATGTAAAAAAATTAACATCAATAAATGATGAAAATGCTGATGCTATAGTAAATGATATCATTAAAAAATGTGTTAGAGGGGTAGATATCAAAGAATTGTATTCAGCAGACAAAATGTATATTTTGTTATGGTTAAGAGCTAATTCATTTAGGGATAATAAATATGTTGTAGAGTTTAATTGTCCTAAATGTGAGCAAGAGTCTTCATACCATTTTGATATTGACAATATCAATGTAGATTATATTGATGATTCATATGATCCTGATAAAGTTGTTACGTTATCTAATGGTGATGATATCACATTTAAATTATTACAAATTAAAGATGAGATTGCTATCGAATCTTTTGGAATTAAATATGGGGACATCTTTGCTAATTCTGGAGAAGAAATCGATCAAGAATTATTGGCTATATCATTTATGATTAATACTGTAAACAATGCTCCTATGGATGATGTTTCTCGATATAATTATTTATTGAATATGAATCCAGGAGATTTTTCTATAGTTACTACACATTTAAATAATATGAATGTGGGTGTTAAATCATATATGAATGCTACATGTAATAAATGTGGAGGTGAATCCCATATTGGGATTACGTTTCACCCCGACTTCTTTCTTCCCAAACTTAGAATTGAATGATATTTTAGAAATAGAATTTCAAATGACTAATGCTTTAGGTATTCCATTCGAGTATAATCAAATGGAATACTATGAGTTTGTTTGGAGGTTTGAACGTCTTGTAGAAGAACGAAAACAAGAAAACGATAGAGCACAATCTAATGAAGGACGTATGGCTATATCTAATTTAGGTATAAATATGAGTCAATTAAATGAAGGAATAAATAATGGCTGATAATGAATTTTTAAATGGTGTTCGTATTGAACAATTTATTAAAAGTAGTAATGAACAAATCACGGATTCTATTAGTACTTTAGATAAAAATTTTACAACAAATGTAAAATCTATACTCACTAATCAAAAGACTCAAATTACATCATTAAAATCTATCGATAAAACAACTAAAAGTTTAGACAAGAATATGTCTAAACTTTTAGTTAATCAAGATAAACTTTTAAAAGAACTTACGAAAGCTAAAAAGAGTAGCAATGATTCCGCAATAAATGAGCTTGTTAAAAAAATAAAACCAAAGGATGAAAAAAAAGATACTTTTAAACGTGAAGATTATGATAAAGAAAATTCAAATCTATTAGAAAAAATGAATAAAAGTTTAGGAATTATGGCTAATAAAAAGGATGTGAAGAGTTCAAGTTTCCTTAAATCTTTATTATTTGGTATGGGAGGATTATTAGCTGGTGGAGGTCTTATTGGATGGATTCTTACTGGTAAAAAAGAAGGTCTTCAAGCAATGGGTAAAGGTATTTTTAAAATGTTTGGTTCTACAGGTAAGATAGCCAAAGGTATGTTGACTATGGTTACTCATTTCGGTGATATTATAAAAGGAGTTGGTAGATTGAAGAAATTATTTGCTCGTGTAGGTCTTAATAAAGGATTAAAACTTTTAGGTGGACGTGCTATGGGTAAAGGGTTCGCTAAAGGTGCAGGTAAAACAACTCTTAAAAATATACCAGGTATAGGATCTATATTAAATTTAATATTCGCTGTCCAAAAATTTAAAAAAGGTGATGTTGTAGGTGGATTATTAGAATTAGGTTCTTTTGCTGCAGATTTAATTCCAGGTATAGGTCCAGCTATCGGATTAGCCTTAGATTTGTATAGTTTAAAACGAGATTTAACTATATCGGATTCGGATTTACAAACCGAAAAAGAGATATTCACTCATCCTATTAAAGCTGTACGTACATTATGGTCAGGACATAAAAATAAAAAAGCAACTAAACGTATGGAACAAGATAAACCTATATTAGATGCCGCAACCAATAAGTTAAAAACATTATCTAAAGAAGAACGTTTAGCTTTTAGTGATTATAAACAAGGTAAAGTAACTAAAAGTGTTGGTGAAGAAGGATATGAACAACAATATGCTGATACCGTTGATGCATATTTCAAATCTTTAGGAAAAGGTGGTGGTGGATTTCAATTTTCGGATGATGTATTATTTAATAAGTCTGGAAGTAAAGCTATGAAATCTACATATACTAAGACATCTAAATCCGAAAAAGATGATAATCATACAAAGCCTACAAATAAAGTTGCTGCTGCTATAAGTAGAGCATGGGCTAGAATAAAGTCGAAAAATCATGTAAAATTGAATCCAGCGGAGAACGTGTCTTTAATGGGTATGAACCCAACTATGATGCGTAATTTTTATCGTTTATCTAAAGCATATTCTGAATATAGTGGTGGTGGTAAAATAATGATAAATTCAGCTAAACGTCCTGGTACAGGAAGTGTTCATAATGTTGGTTATGCTATAGATGCGAATGCTTTAGACTCACAAGGAAGACGTTTTGGGGATGGATATATTCCAGATCATTTATTACAACGGTTTGGGTTTCATAAACCATTATTAAAATATAAAACATTGTATGGTGGACCACAAGATGAGGCATGGCATATAGAACCATATCCTGGTGAGGATATTTATGGTGGACCAAGAAACACATTAGCACCAGAACAACCATATCGTAAGGGTGTGTTACTTGCTGGTGGTAATGGATATGCAGCTAAATCCGAAACTGGTGGAGGTGGCTTCGATGTTAACTTACCTCAAGGAAAAGTTCCACCCAAATCACAAAAAACTGCACCTATTAATGTTGTGTTGACCGATGAGGATATAAATAAATTAGCAACGGCATTTGGTACACAAATGAAAAAAAATATAAAAACACCAGAGAACGTTGTTATGGATGTCAATAATGCTAATCCAAGGAGTTTATAATGGCAGGTATTAGTGTAGTAGATAGAAAATTATGGGACATCGCAAAGGGTGAAGTTAAAAATGATATGACTTCAATGACTAATCTAGGTTATGGATTAATAGAAATATCTCCAGATCTTACTATGCATGGTCCTGGTCCTGATGTGACAGAGGACTTAACAAATATCCCTACAGTAAGGGGTGTATTATTAGATCCATTTTCATATACAATAGAATCTGATTGGAGTCCTATAAAAACACCTTTTGATAATCTTATAGGAGATACTGTTAATAACATATCTGTAGGTATGGGTTATGGTGCTGTAGGTGGAGTATTCACTA